TCAACAATCACTTTGACTGCTGCCAATACTGGTAACTTAGTATTAAATGCCGGTGATACATTCACGATCGCTGGTGTTTACGCAGTTAACCCACAGAATCGTCAAGCGTATGGTTCAAACAAGTTACGCAACTTTGTTGTTAAGTCTGCTGTTACGATTGCTTCAGGTTCAAGCGTTTCTGTTACTGTATCTCCTGCGGTTATTGCTGCTGGTCAGTTCCAGAACGTATCGATCCCTACACCATCAGCATCTGCTGCGGTAACTCAGTTCAATTCAACTGGTGCAGTATCTCCACAGAATATGATTATGCATAGAAATGCGTTTACCCTCGCAGTAGCAGATTTAGAGCTACCTGAAGGTGTCCATTTTGCAGGTCGTGCCTCTGATAAGGAAATCGGTTTGAGTATGCGTATTGTTCGTCAATACACAATTAACAACGACAGTATTCCTACTCGTTTAGATGTATTGTACGGATGGGCCCCGCTCTATCCTGAACTCGCTTGCCGTATCGCAGCTTAATTTTAAGGAGAAAATAAAATGTCTAATCCAGGACCAGCAACCACAGTAACGATTCATCCACAAGGCGTACTATCAAACCAAGCAATTCGTTTGTTAGCAGTCGCAACAGGTGTAAACGTCAATGCAACAGGTGATCAAGCAGTATTGCCTATCATCAACTCTACTAACTACTCTGTTTCTAACGTAGTGTTTACCAACGCATCAACTTCCCTCACAACAGCCGCAGCAGGTCTATTTACTGCTCCATCTGCCGGTGGAACTGGTGTTGTTGCTAATGCTGCTTTATCCGCATTAACAGGCTCAACAGTAGTAAGCCAGAGAACTGTTGCATCAACAGCAATCCAATCAGGTCAAAGTTTATACCTCAACGTAGGAACTGCACAAGGTGCAGCTGCTACAATGGACGTATACGTTTATGGCTATGATTTCAGCACTTACTCTTAATTGAGCATAAAAAACCCCTTTAATTAGGGGTTTTTTATTACTTGTTTTATAATTAAAGTTACTTCTTATAAAGGAATAATCATGCCATCTACAACAATCACTCGTGGTAATGTTTTATCCACGACTTTCATTGGACCATCTTTAACACCTGTTGCAGTAGCGTCTTATACTTCAGCAGCACAAAATTTTAATATCGCAGGCTTACAAACTACTGACCAAGTTATCGCAGTTGGTTTAAATGGTAATCAAACAGCAGGTATTATTATTGCTGAGTGCGATGTATTAACAAATGGCGTTTTGACAGTTCAATTCGCTAATACAACAAATGCTTCAGTTACACCTGCTGCGGGAACTTATGTTTTCTCAGTAACAAGAACTGATGGACCTTTACCTCTAAATATGGTTTAAATTATGGCTAACGTATCAGCATATCGTTTTGTAGGACCTACAACTGCGATTGCAGTTACAGGCACTTCTTCCACATCAGTAACGATCACTCCAAATGGTAATGATCAAGTCAACTTTTGTGGTTTCTTGAATACTTCAGCTAATCCTGTAGCAATTACAATTGCTCCGGCCATCGCAGGCACAACCACAACTGCTAATCCTGCGGTATTACCGACTGGTGGCAATACAAGCCAGAGTTTTGTATTAGGTGTTAGCATGAGTCAGCCAACAGTCATTGCAGTACCACCAAGTTTTGCAATTACTGCTATTGGTACATCAGGAACAACGCTTTATGTAATGCCAATGGTAGACCAAAACTAAGGAGTTTTTATGCCTGGTCCGGCTTTAACAGTAGATCAAAATATACTGCCAGTTCAAGCATACTTTAACCTTGATGGCACGTTTAATACCTTTATTGGTCAAGGTCAGCCATTCGTAATTACTGCGACTGAATCGATTGGGATTGTTAACACAAATGTTAATGCAACGCTTTATCCTACGTTTACAAGTGCAACAAGTGGGCAAGTAACAGGTTTAGCAATTGCCTCACCAAGTTTGACATGGAATCCAGGCACAGGGGTATTTTCTGCTCCTACATTCTTTGGCACACTTAATGGAACTGCTAATACTGCTAATAATTTAAGTGGTGGTGGTGCTGGGCAGATTGTTTATCAAAATGCTTTAGGCTCAACGGCCTATTTAGCAGCAGGATCTACTGGGCAATTCTTATTAAGTAATGGCACATCAGCACCATCATGGTCAACTGTTGCAACTTCAGTAACAATTTCTGATCAGACTACTGATACTGCGACTTATTACCCTTTATTTTATAGTGCGACCTCTGGCTCAACCAATATCGTTGAAACCTCTTCGACTAAATTGCAGTATCAACCTTCAACCGGTAAGTTTACTGCGACCTTATTTAGTGGCTCTGGAGCGTCTTTAACCAACATACCGAATAGTGCTTTAACGAATAGCTCGGTAACAATAGGTAGCACTTCTATAGCACTAGGTGGCACTTCAACGACCTTAACAGGACTAACTTCGGTAACTGCGACATCGTTTATCGGTGCGTTGACAGGTAATGCAGATACTGCAACAACTGCAACCAATGCAACGAATTCAGCAATTACTGACAATACTAGTTCATCAGCGACTTGGTATCCTACTTTGGTGGCCTCAACTAGTGGCAATCAGCCATTAACCTCATCTTCAACAAAGTTATCGTTTCAGCCTAGCACTTCCACATTGACTGCAAGTATCTTTAATGGTGCAGCCAATAATATTAGTGGTGGTGCAGTAAATCGTATTCCGGTGCAGTCAGCTGCGAGTACAACAACCTTTATTATTGCTCCTACTACTGCATCAACTGTATTGAGTTGGTCAGGTAGTGCCTTTACATGGGTGGGCATTGGTGGATCAACAATGGTTTATCCAGCCGCAGGTATCCCTAATTCAACAGGAACTGCTTGGACTACTTCCTACTCAACCACTGGATCAGGCACAGTAGTGGCATTGGCCACATCACCAGTCTTTGTTACTCCGACTTTAGGGGTGGCAACTGCAACCTCATTGGCTGCGACAACAATTACTGAAAATGGTTTTGCTAACGTCAATCAATCAGACATTGGCACAAGAGCAAACCAAATACCCTTGAATCAGTATCTAGGCACAATGGCTTGGCAAGATGCTAAAGCAGTTCAGATTGGTGGTGGCTCGATTGCAAACCCAGTTATTACTTGTCAATACAATATTCAGCCTACAATTACGACCTTAACTGCAACTGCAACCTTAACAATTGCTCAGTTATTAAATACCATTGTCCAAGTGACCTCTGCTAGTGCGGTGGCTTTAACTTTACCCACAGGCACACTAACAGACGCTGGAGT